CCATTCCAGCTAGACGTGCCAGCTTTAGAGCTCGCCATAACTGCGACACTGCTAAAGATAAATTCTCAGCACGATATTGGAGCTGTAAAAAATGGTAGCTAAAAAAGGTTTATACGCCAATATTGCGGCTAAAAAGGCACGCATAGCCGCAGGTTCTGGCGAAAAAATGCGAAAGGTAGGGACTAAAGGTGCTCCTACGGCTAAAGCATTTAAACAATCTGCAAAAACAGCCAAACCCGTAAACAAAAAAGTGGGTGGCTCAATTAACAAAGGCAAAACAACCAAGAGGTGATTTATGGCCGGACGTGGAATGGGAGCCGCTACCAGAGGCGGAGGGGCAGTAAGAAGTGGCCCTAAAAATAAAGTACTCAAGACTCGAAGCCAAACAACAGGCATCCCTATGTATAACAAGGGTGGCTCTGTAGGCAAAAGTTTTCCTGATTTAAATAAAGATGGAAAAGTATCTAAAGCTGACATTCTTATGGGCCGTGGCGTCAAAAAGAAAAGAAGCGGCGGGATGGTGTACCGCTAATGGCTATGGGCGTAAATCACTATCTCAAAGATGGAAAGATACATCGTGGTGGTACACATAAACACCCCGACGGGACTGTAATGACAGGTAAAGCCATGTCAAAAACTTCCAAAAATCTTTTTCATTATAGCGACCTGTCTAAAACAGCGCAGAAAACAGCGCGGAAGAGTTGGGGCAAGTAATGACGACCTCTAGTACAACAGACTTCAACCTCTCAATAGACGAGATTGTAGAAGAAGCATTTGAGCGATGCGGTATGCAGATGACAGCAGGTTATCAGCTAACGTCTGCCACACGCTCTTTGAATCTGTTGTTTTTAGACTGGGCTAATCGTGGGTTAAATTTGTGGACCATCGAGCAAGCTACGTCGGCTTTGACTAAAGGGGTTAAAGAGGTTTTGCCTGGTGCAGATACGGTTAATGTTCTGTCTGCAGTTGTCAGGCAAACAATTAACGGTCAGCAGCAAGATGTAAGTATTTCCCGAATAAGCCGTTCAGAGTACTTAAATGTGCCGAATAAGCTTACCGAGGCTAGACCCACGCAATACTATGTCCAAAGAACAAGAAGCCCTACGATATTCTTGTGGCCTGCGGCAGATAAAGACTACACCCTAGTTTATTACCGCATTAGACGCATACAAGACGCGGGAGCCTACACTAATACTACTGATGTTAACTTCAGGTTCTTGCCGTGTTTAGCTTCTGGTTTGGCGTACATGCTGTCTTTGAAGTTCGCAGCGGAACGCACCCAGGGTCTTAAAGCAATCTACGAAGAAGATTTTCTTCGTGCGGCGGAAGAGGACAGAGACACAGCTAGTGTGCATTTTGTCCCGAGCGTAGGTTATTAATGTCTTACGCTAATGGCAAGTATGCGATTGCGATATGCGACTACTGCGGGTTTCAATACCCTTACCAGACGTTGCGAAAGAATTGGAAAGGCTTCATGGTTTGCCCGGAGGACTATGAGCCTAAGTCTCCACAGATAGAGCCTCTGACCTATCGTGGCGATGCGATAGCTTTACGAGATCCACGAGTAGACAGGACAGAACCTGTAGTGGTCTTTTTAGGTTTACCGGGCGATGCCGCATTCAACAGTATTGGAAGCGCCAACTACACGTCAGGAACAACGAATATGCAGCCGTTCCCTACTCAACGACCAGTTGAAGGGGTAGGATATATAGGCACTGTAACGATAGTGGTGACTTAGAAGATGACATACGACGAGCTAGTCACAAATATTAAGAATTACACAGAAGTGGACAGCAACGTGTTCACGGACGCTGTGATAAACACCTTTATAACTATGGCGGAGAATCGGATTCTCCGTGACATAGACCTTGATGTATTTAGGATCGAAGCAACTGGCACGTCCACAAAGGGCAATCGTTTCTTAACAGCACCAAGCACGATTTTAACTCATCGATATTTGATGACAACAATAGGAGGTGTTCAGACTTTTCTAGAATTCAGGGACACGTCTTTCCTTAAAGAATATTGGCCTGACTACAGCGTCGAAGGTGTACCAAAGTATTACTCGGTTTGGGATCAAAACACTTTCTACCTAGCGCCAACGCCAAACGCTAATATTGCAATGCAAATAGGTTACATAAGCAGACCTGCTCAACTATCTGCAACAAACACAACAACTTGGGTAAGCACTAACGCTCCCGAAGTTCTTTTATATGCGTGTTTAATTCAGGCTTACAGTTATACTAAAGGGCCATCAGAAATGATGCAGTTCTTTGAAGCAAGTTATAAACAAGCTATTCAAGGGCTTGGAATTGAACAACAGGGTCGTCGCAGAAGAGACGAGTACAGAGATGGTATCATTAGGATACCCCTTAGATCGGAGTCACCCGGACCATGATAAGCACAGCAGGCGCAATGGAAGTAGGCATAGTAAAAATAGGCGCTATGTCGGGACGGGGTTTTACCCCTGAAGAGATAGCGGAACAAGCGTTAGATAAAATTATCTCTATTGGTACCAACTCACATCCTGTCATACAGGCACAAGCAGAAGCCTTTAGGACAGAAATTAAAAGTGTTCTGCTCAGTTACTTGCGTCAAGCAGTGGCTTCACACAACACGACATTAACCAACCGTTTTCGGGATGCTGGGCATCCAGAATTAGTAAAACTATTAGAGGCTTAAATCATGGCTATTACAATCACAACTGCAATGCCCACATCGTTTAAGGTAGAACTTCTTAAAGGACTGCATAATTTTTCTGCGGGAAGCACACGGTTCAAGATGGCTCTTTTTACTGCTGTGGCTTCAGGAAGCGGAACGTATGGCGCTGCGACTACTAATTATTCTAATATGGGTGCAGATGAACTTCCGACTGCTACTGGATACTCCAGACCAGGCCAGTTGCTAACGTCCATTACACCCACGGCTGATGGAACTACTGCTATCTTAGATTTCACCAACGAAACGTGGACATCAGCTTCTTTTACCACTTGCGGTGGCTTGATTTACGACACCGGAGATTCTAATTCTGCTTGTGCAGTGTTGAGCTTTGGCGGTGACCAGACAGTGTCTTCTGGTGACTTCCAAATTCAATTCCCGGCGGCGGCAGCAGCTACAGCTATTATACGCATCGCTTAACAGGAGCGAATTGTGAGTAGCGCGTGGGGTGAACGCCAGTGGGGCTTCAACAAATGGGGCGGCGAAGACGCTAAAGTTATTAACCTCGGACCTGTCTGGGGTGAACGCGGATGGGGCGAAGGAGCGTGGGGCGATAACGGCGTCTCGGCGGTAGGCACAGGCGCTGTAGGCACAGTAGGGTTTCAGTACGGGAACATTACTATTCCCACAGGAGTAGCTGCAACTGGAGCCATAGGCACAGTAACCCTTGACTATACAGGACAGATTACTCCTACCGGGGTGGCCGGAACGGGGGAAATTGGCACAGTTGGTATTGTTTCAAGCTTTGCGATTACTGGTGTACAAGGCGTAGGCCAAATAAACAGTGTTAGCACTAACACTAGCGATTCAGTTGTACCCAACGGTGTTGTAGCTACTGGGGCAGTAGGCGCAGTTACTTTTAGTATAGGTACTGTAGTAAGTGTTACCGGAGTAGTAGGCACTGGCGCTATTGGCACAGTAACTCCAGCTTATGCCAGAAATGTTGCCGTCACGGGCGTTGTAGGCACCGGAAGCGTAGGGACAGTTGTACCGGAAGTGGCATATACTGTTGGTTCAGTAGTAGCGACAGGTGCAGTAGGCAACGTAACAAACACAAGAAGCTCAAATATTACCCCTGTAGGGGTCGTTGGAACAGGCGCAGTAGGCACAGTATTAATAGCGGGATGGACAGTTGTTCCAGACGCACAAACCCCCAACTGGGTAGAAATAGACGCAGCAGCATAGGACACAATTATGGCAACTTATGTAAACAATTTAAGACTGAAAGAAATTGCTACAGGTGATGAAAGTGGAACCTGGGGCACCAGTACCAATGTTAACCTTGAGCTGATTACTGACGGTTTTAGCCTAGGCACTAAGCAGATGTCGTCTGATGCTAATCAAACTTTCACTATGCCTGACGCTACGGCAGACGCAACTCGCTCGTTATACCTTAAAATAACTTCTGCGGGCTCGTTAACAGCGACTCGTGAGGTCACGCTTGGGCCAAACACGGTATCTAAGACGTGGATTATTGAGAACGCCACTACTGGCAGTCAGATTATTACGATTAAGCAGGGTTCTGGTGCTACGGTAAATGTGGCTAACGGCTCTAAGGTAATGATTGTCACCGACGGCTTAGGTTCGGGTGCTGCGGTATTTAACGCTAATCCAACAGAGGTCGGTGGGTCGGTTACGAGCGTAAGCGGCACGGGTACGGTTAACGGGATTAGCCTGTCTGGCACTGTTACAAGCTCAGGTAACCTTACGCTTGGCGGAGCATTGAGCGGCGTTAACTTAACCTCACAGGTCACCGGTGTACTACCCACGGCTAATGGCGGTACGGGCAGCAATCAAACTACTTTTGTTAATCTGGCTTCCAACGTAACGGGTACACTTCCTGTTGCTAACGGCGGAACTAACGGCACTACTGCGGCTACGGCTAGAGCAAGTCTTTCAGCTAATTCTTTGCCAGTTCTTAAAAGCGGAAATTACACCGCAGCAGTAGGCGAGTTTGTTACCGCTACCGCCGGAAGCATTACCATCACTCTACCTGCCTCACCAAGCGCAGGGAACACGGTAACTATTAAAGACGGCACAGGCGCAGCGGCTACCACTACTTTCACTGTAGCGCGTAACGGCTCTAACATTGCAAGCTCTGCTACTGATCTGGTGTTTGATAAAAACTTTGCCGAGATCACCATGTCCTACATCAACAGCACAATTGGTTGGAGTGTATAAATGTCTAAGTTGTCGGAACTGCTGCCGACAGGCGGTGGACAAAACGCTGTAGAATTTGTAGCTAGTGGCGCGTTAGCTAGTGGTCAGGCGGTTGCTTTGAGATCGGATGGAAAAGTTGAGGCTATTTCTGCTACTGGGGGAGGGGAAGGAGTAGGTAGCGCAGTAGTTTTTGAAGCTGCTGATGCTCAGTACATAACCTCAGCATTTGACTCAAATAGTAATAAAGTAGTTGTTGCTTATAGAGATAGCGGAAATAGTACTTACGGTACTGCTGTTGTGGGGACGGTATCGGGCACAAGTATCTCTTTTGGTACTCCTGTTGTCTTTCAAGCTAATGCTGTGCAAACGCCCTATGTAGTTTTTGATTCTACAAACAACAAAATGGTTATTGGCTATTATTATTACACTGGAGGAGCAAACAGAGGATACGCGATTGTAGGAACAGTTTCTGGGACAAGTATTAGCTTTGGGTCACCGGCATCAATTGCATCCAGCGTGCCTACTTACCTATCCCTCGCGTATGATGCAAATGCACAAAGAGTAGTTGCAAGCTATAGAGACGCTAATAATAACGATTATGGAACATCCATAGTAGGAACGGTGTCTGGTACAAGCATATCTTTTGGTTCTGCTATAATTTTTGCAAGTAAAAACACCCCGCACGTTGCATCAACATTCGACTCTAATGCGAATAAAGTAGTTGTTGCCTATCAAGATGCCACAAACGCTAGTTACGGAACTGCTAATGTAGGCACTGTATCGGGTACAAGTATATCTTTTGGTTCTGCTGCTGTTTTTAGCAGCAGTGCAGCGGTTGAGGATGTAAGAGTATGCTTTGACACAACCGTTAATAAAATTTTGATTGCGTATTCTAAATCCGGTGCTTCATATCACGGTACGGCGGTTGTAGGGACAGTGTCTGGAACTTCAATTAGTTTTGGTAGCCCAGCTGCTTTTCATGCTGCCAGTACGTATAGTATTGGGATAAGTTATGACCCAGACACTGAAAAAACAGTAATAGCGTATAAAGATCAGGATAATGGCAATTATGGCACTTTAGTAAATGCAACAATTTCAGGGACAAGCGTTTCTTTTTCCTCTGAATTTATTTTCAACGCCGCTAACACCTCATATTCAGCCCCTGTATACGACTCAAACGCTAACAAAACTGTAATAGCTTATGCGGATAACGGAAACTCCAGCTATGGAACTGCCGTTGTTTACAGCTTAGTCTCATCCAACAACACCTCCTTTATAGGCATAACAGCCGAAGCAATCTCTAACTCAGCCACGGGTAAAGTAAACGTCTACGGNGGGATAAACGAAGCGCAATCTAGCTTGACCATAGCCTCTGATTACTACGTGCAGGCGAACGGTACGCTAAGCACCGCTAGTGCATCCCCTGCGATTAAGGTAGGCCAAGCAATCTCCGCGACCACGATTAACATGAAGGATTTAACATGAGTAATCTGACAGACTTATTACCTGCGGGTGGTGGCGGTAAGAACGTAAACTTTGTAGCTAGTGGCACGTTGCCTAGTGGGCAAGCCGTCATTTTGCAGAGTGACGGGACGGCTAAAGCAATAT